AAAACGGAAAGTTTTTCTGTGGCTTGTTATTATTCTTCTTGGGTTGTTGTTTTGGGCCGATAAATTTCGGCCGATTTTGAGTTTTTCTGGGCGCTCTTTTCCCTCCCATGGCAGCTCCTGCCAATAAATTTATGAGCTTTTTCTCTGCTTTGTTAACCATCTTAATCAATACATTCAACCTTGAATGTATTTTGAAGCCCCTCCACTTCATAATATGGCATTTCTGCCACGTGGTATCCGACTCGATTTAAAATGTCCAATAAGCGCTCGAAATGAGGTGAACTTTGCAGCTCATCCTCAAATCCCATCATGTACTGCTTGTACTCAAGAAAGTTCTTAGGACTTGTATGCAGGATATTAAGAAGCATTTTTACTTCGTTCAAGGCGTATGACCCGCCCTTATAATATCTTCGACTACAAAAATCGAATTGATCTTCGATTCGTTCATAATCTCTGCAAACTAAACCTAATTCCTTATATCTCTCCGGTGCATCTTGCACCTCGGATTCGATACAATCATCACCCATAGCAATGGCCCAGCTTGCGCCGATCTCATGTGCTACGGAGACTCTCATATAAGAATTTCCTCTGCTTGTACGGAACTTTCCGGAATTAACTATTCCAGTGAAATTTGGTTGTACCATTTCACCATCTGAAAACATGTAAATGGATGCTGACTCTAAGATAGCCTTCTTACGTAGTAAATCAGCCCATATTTCTACGGGTCGCTCTGCTAGCCTTACCAGGCCCTCTGCCTCGTCTACTATCATCCATTCTTTCACGCTCCAATCCCATCCCTGCATATCAGTCATATAATTAACATGACCATTGCACATGACATCCGTATAGACCTGTAAATTATCTTCAGCGTCAAACCCTATACCGGGCTTCGACGGAATATATTTCCAGTTCTCAATTTCTCCTTTGCAAACATGTCTGGACAATAACATTTCTATTATTTTGTCCGTTAAAGACACAGACATGATCAACCTAAGTCGACCAGTTTTTAACTTGTCCAGCTTGTGTCCTTCATCTTTCACAAAAACTCTTACGGGATCCATCAAATTGGCATCAATTCGCTCTCTTCTGCTCAAAGCAGTTATATCCTCAACTGATAGAGTCATTATATTTTCGATTCTATCCAAGATTACATCATTAAATCTTTCCCCAAATGTTTGCATAAATGTGTCATTTCTGGCAGCATATAAAACATGCGGTACTCCGGGACTTGCGTCCTTTTTAATCTTGGTTTTAATGATGTCAATTTCTTGAGACCATTTCTCTCTATCGTAACTTTCGAAATATTGAGGTATTATGTGGTTGAAGTATAAATTATTCACACGGTCTATAGTACTACTTCTATCTTCTATACTAGGGACCCTAAAATCCGTGATGTGGCGGTCGCATTGGAGTCTGAAGCTTACTTTCTCAGCTTCGGCTCCTCTATCTGGCCAACCGTATTTGTTGAGCTCAGGGTCGATTGCGACTGCAGCATTCCATTGTTCGGAATACTTCCTGGCTCCACTATTCTGGAACTTGATGTGGGCTCTACCAACTCTGGTACTCTTTTCAGAGAACTTTTCATCGGCTTGCCACTCGATGTACTGGCCCCAGACTTCGTGGCTTGAGTTGAGGCGTTCATGTTTAAAGCGACCGGGGCGGATTCAATAGCTAATTTAGCTGGTTTCTCCACCACAACGTCCTTATATGACCTGCCTTTGTTCTCAAACCTATCGACAATTTCTTGTCCTTTCTCTACCATGTACTTCAATTGATTTATCGTAACTGTTGGACCACTTTCTTTCTTAGATTTAACTTTCTGCTTTTGCACAAAGCCTACATTCACTTTATAGGGCGTACCTATGGTCGCTGGCTCCGTTGGTCTCTTAGCGAAACCACCAGGCGGCTTGGGAATTGTAGATTCTACGAAAGACACTTGCTTTTCTGGAACTTTGATTTCAGTTATTAGAGCTGTCGATTGTGACTTCTCATCCTTTTCTTCGACGACCGTCAATTGTGACTTGTCATCCTTTGCTTTGACGGTCTTGCTCTTTTTCACCACTTTCTTAATGGGCTCTTCGGCCTTGCTAGGAGTAGGTTCTGCAACCACTGCGGCTGCCGATTTCTCAACTGCTCTCGCCACCTTTGCGGCGGCTCTTCTAGCGTTCCTTCTGGTTTTCGTGTTGTCGGCTTTTACTGTTTCAATCTTGCAAATGGGGACTGTTTCTGTTGAAACGTCACACACTAATGCATTTCCTACGATTTCAGATGTGAATTTCAACTCACAGATTACTAATTGATCTCCGATCAATCTGACACCAAATTGAGTTCCCTTCAACGTTCTGCACGTCAAAG